AGAACCAGGTTGCCTTATTATCAGCAGCCGCCGTATCATAGGCATCAACAACGCCCTCCCATTCCTCCATAGACTTTTCGGTCAGGTTTGCCGTAAAGGACAGCGCACCTCCAATATCCTTCAGGCCCGGGATGTAGGTTTTCCATTCGGTTTCCGCCAGCGTGGTTGTCTCCAGGTTATCAGGCTCTGGGTTCAGTTCCGGGATGCTCTTGATTTCGCTAATCTCTTTATAGCCCGTAGTAGGGCGGGTGCCAGCCGTGGCCTCAGCCGCATAAAGGAGTTTCACGCCCGCGGTGCTAAGTTGGATTCCAGCCATAAAAATAGTACCTCCTAATTTTTTAGGGAGGCACTTGGCACAAAGGCACTCGGCACTGTCAGCCCTTTTTATTTTGTGTAGATTCTAAAATTCTTGTCCGCTACGCCCTCATACCGGGCGACAATGCGGTAAATAGTGGCGTCCTGCAAGTTGGACACTGGATTGCACATGGTTCTTGTGAAGCCAATCTTTGAAAACTCATTGTCGATGGTCTCCATGATATCCTTTGCCTCGGACTTTTTATACCCTACGCTGTTCGTGTAGACGTTTACCTCATACATCAGCGATACGGCGTTTTCCAGATTTGGTGCTGCCGTTCTCATTTTTGGAAGCACGCTGTTGTCGCTCTCAACGATGGTGACGGCCGGGAAACGTGCGGGGCTATCTACATATTCGCCAGACACAAAAATTCCTTCATAAGTGGAACGAAGCGCCCCTGCGATTTGACTGAAAAGGAACGATTCAATGTCTATCAACGCATGACCTCCTTTGCCAGTGGCACAACCATGCTACGTAACATCTTAGCGGTCTCGTACATGTACGGTCGGCTTGGCATTCCCTTTGTCCAGTGGGATTTTCCGTCTCGACCAATGTACCACCAGCCTAGTTGCCCATGCTCGTTCACATCGTATCTCCATCCAGCAATCGCAACCTCTGGATGCGGGTTCTGTGCTCCAACGATGCCCGTTCCGAACTCACAGAAGATGGAGTGTGCAGCTGTGGACACAACAAATCCAATCTTTCCTTTGTACTGGCTTTCAATGCCACGCATCAGTTCTCCAGTGTCATAGATATCCATATAGGATGCATTCAATTGGGCCAGGGATACGCCTTGCTCTGTGAGCCTTCTCACCAGATCATCAGCGGCTTTTTCAACCTTCTTCTGATACGCCTTGACTTCCTTCAACGCTTGGTTGATCGAGTCCGTGCTCAGCTTCAGTTTGATCTTTGGCACTTAGCATCGCCGCCTCAATCTCTGCTTTTCTATCAAACAGTTTTTGTTCCGCTTCGTACTCGGATACAGAAACCTTTTTGATAGCGTATTGAATACTGTTCTTCCACGGTGCCTTCCGCTTCACAATGTAGTTATACGGGCCGTTAGTATCGGCCCCATCTACCCACAAAACAGAATCCTCGTCAATTTGGCAGGCCGTGTCTGCGGTGGTTGCCGTCCGATCATAATCCTCCAAAGAGCCAAACTGCTCCACTTCGGAATTTCCCTTGTTTGGGGAGACACACAGCATAGCGGATTTCAATGCGCTGTAGATGGGGATATAGCTTCCGGTCGGATTCCCGTATTCATCAATTATTTCCTCTTGGCCCTCGTATAGCTTGTAGAATACCGGTTGCTGGTTGCGGAGTAGGCTGCGCATCATTTCACCCTCCCCGCAAGCGGCGTCACCTCAGAAAGCAACTGCTCGGAAATCCAAGAAGACTCCCACGTTCGGCTGATTGAGTTTTCTGTGTGCCCGATCTGGCCCTCAGCTCCGGTCTTGTTATAAAGGTCTAACGCCACCCGGAACTGCAAATCCAGATACCGGCTTTCCAGTTCCTCCGGCCACTCCTGGAACGGATACCGCCTCGCCATGATCGCCGCTTTTGCGCTCTCCAGGCAGTCCTCCAGGATGGCCTCGTCCGGCTCATTCGTGCGGAGTTTCAACCTCGCCAGATTGTCCATTGTCCGCCCTCCTAGGTCTGCCCGGCTTTTTAGGTGCGGCGGGAGGCGGCGTCGGTTCATCCAACACCGTCCCGTGCCGCTTCATCATATCCGCGTCGTCGGCCTTGATAGGGAACTGAACACCAGCCTCATAAAATCGGCCATCGTAGCACACGCGGTAATTTGGAATAAACTTCATGCTGCCTCCCGCTTTTTTAGCTCTCAAATGTGGCCCCAGCAAAATTGAACTTCACAACACTGCTGTCATCCACAAGGACTTCAAAGGTGTCATCCTTTGTTACCCGGAAAATAATGTCCGGGTCAAATGTAATGCCCTGCTTGGTCGGAGAACCGTTTTTCTTAAATGTCATCTTGGTCCCGGTCTTGGTCAAGTGGAATGGGAAGTAATAACCTTCCTGCTCGTCCGGCTCGGAACTGAACTCGGTATATCCTGTCACATGATGAAATGTACCGGTCACGGAGCCATCGGCCTTGACCGTCAGGTCATCTCCTACCAGCTCGGACACTTGTTTCCCCAATAGGGTCTGACTGCCGGGGAAAAAGGTTAGAGTGTCAGACCCGATCATTCCCCCAGGACGTTGAGCACTGCCACCTCGTCCATACGCTCAAAGGAGGGCAGGACGATTTCAGACGCGAAGGTGTTGATGTTTACAGGATGCTCCTGGAGAATACGGGTAATCGCAACACCTGTATTCACAATGGAAACCTCTGCGCTGGACGCTCCACGCAGATCCGCCTCTTCCGGAGTGGTGCCATACCAAGTGCCACCGAGTGCGCCATCAGGAATCAGGCAGACATACCCATTGGGCACAAATGCATGGGCAACCTTACTTTCATCACGGTACTGTTTGTCGTAAATCGCAATGCGCAGGCCCGAAGTGGACTCCACGACCGCCTTTACCTCAGTGTCGGTCAGGTAGCCAAGAGACAGGCCGTTAGTGGTCAGGTAACGGTTCTTCACCGCATCCGTCTTGGCCAACAGATTGAAGGTATAGGAATTCATGATAGCGACCGTCAGTTCAGTACCGGTCTTGGATCGGATTGCATCCTTTACTGTCTTGAACGCCGCAAAGGGGTCAGCCGTGGAGGGCTTGTCCCAAGTGGCTGTATCAGTCAGAGCGGTGTAGTTAGAGGTCTTCCAGGAGCCGTCCGTATCATACTTGTAGGTATAGTTCACGCCGTTTGCCTTGATCGCAATACCCACATCGCCGCCTTCCGGGAACAGCAGCTGCATAATCATTCGCTCAGGAACAACGTTCGCGCCGTCAATCAGGTCACGGGTATCGTCAAATACACGGGCAATCACCTCGGCAGCATAGGGGTCGCTAGACTCCTGCACCCGCAGCATCTCCTGGCGATCTTTCTCCTTGATCTTATAGCCCTCACGGAAGAACGGCATTTCAGTTTCCAATTTCTCAAAGCCGATACGGTCACGGAAGGTTGCCTTGGCGTCAAACGCAGAAGGCATCAGAGAGACAGGCAGCCCACGGGAGCCTTTCAGCCAGGACAAGTCAAGACCAGCCTTCTTGCGGGCGGGGAACAGCGTAGCACCCAGGTAGGGAATCTGATTGGAGGCGACTTCAGTCCAGTTGGCCGCAATCGCAGCAGGGGTAAAAACTTCTCTCAAATCCATTATGTATCCCTCCTTACTCGTTCACGCCAATGTTGTCCCGCAGGATAATGCCGGGCACGTTGAAAGTGGAGTCCAGCGTAATACTGGCATGAGACTCAACCTTTTTCTTGTCCACCACACCCTGCACCAGCAAAGCGCCATTGGGGTTCTCGGTCGGGTCCACATCATACAGCAGCATACCAACAGCGGTAGCATAAGAGGTGGTTGCCACTTTCTTTCCCGCAGCGGTCATGGGCATACCGGCAGGGACAGCAGCGGCTTCCGTGACACAAATGGGGATCGCCACAAAATCGTCAGCGGCCAGAATCTCAATGGTGCCGCCAACAGAAGTCTTGGTAAACTTCATCTGTTTCTCTCCTTTTTAATCAAAAATAGTGTTTCAAACCTTCGTTTGCGTTTTTGAGGGCATCGGCCCGCTGTTTTCCCAGCTTCTTGGCAAATTCAACAGCCTCGTCCTTCTCTTCGGTTCCACCACCAGCACCGTCAGGCTTGGGGTCCTGTTTCACCAGATCAGCCCGCAGCTTCTTCTCATAGGCAGCGTTGGCTTTCTGCTGGTTGGCAAAGACCACATCCATCTTTCCGTCAAACAACGCCTCTGCTGTCTCACGGGCCAGCTTCTCGTCATAGCCCGGCATGGCGATATAACGGGCCGTGTGCTCGGCAATGGTGGACTTCCGCAGCAGTTCGGTGTACTTGTCCTCCAGCGCCTTGCGGTCTGCATCGGCTTGGGCCTTGGCCGCCTCGTCTTCAGACAGCTTCCCTTTGAGAGTTTTCTTGGCTTCTGCCAGTTCAGAACTCACCTTGTCGAACTGCGACTTCTGGATATACCCGGACAAATCAACCTTATCCGGGACTTCCACTTTGAGCAGGGCTTCTACCTTCTGCTCGGCGGTCATGCTGTCGAATCC